TTAGAGTATGTAAAACAAGAGCGACAGGCATACGCCCAGAAGTTGCAAGCGTTGGATAGCTTCCTTACGCAGCAACATCAGGGTGTGGACTTAGAAGTTTTAAAGGAAACAGACCCTATCGGTTATGCGGTAGCGGTAGCTGAACAGAGCCAGCGTGAGAAGCAGTTAGCAGTAGTCAGGAATGAACAGCAAAGAATTGCCCAACAGCAACAATCCGAGCAACAAGCCTCTCTGCAAAACCATCTCCGTCAAGAATCTGAAAAGCTAGTTAGTCTGATTCCTGAGTTAGCGACACCACAGGGTGATGCGGTTCGGAAACAAATCCGTGACTATGCGAAATCTGTTGGATGGACTGACCAAGAACTTAGTTCCGTGTATGACTCTCGTGCGGTGCAGACATTGTATAAGGCAATGAAGTATGAGCAACTTCAAAAGAGCAAACCAGAGTTAAATAAAAAACTCCAGTCTGCCCCTAAGATGATGCGTTCTGGTACTTCAGTTCCTGTTACAAAGTCTTCACAAGATAAACAGGCTATGCAAAGGTTGCGAGAAACTGGAAAAGTTACTGACGCAGCCAAAGCATTTGAACGATTTTTATAAATTTTGGAGTATTAAATTATGGCTACCTATCAAACATATACCGCAATCGGTATGAGAGAAGACCTTTCGGATGTTATCTACTCGATTTCACCAACAGATGTTCCATTTATGTCTTCCATTGGCAAGACTAAAGCTACTGCTGTTCTACATGAGTGGCAGACTGACTCACTTTCCGCTGCGGTTTTAACAAATTACGCAGTTGAAGGCGACACCGCTTCTGATGCCACTATGTCTCCTACGACTCGTGTTGGCAATCGTTGCCAAATTGCACAGAAGACTGTAAAGATTTCTGGCACTTTGCAAGCTGTTGACAAAGCAGGAAGAAAATCCGAAAAAGCCTATCAATTGGCCAAAGCCAGTTCGGAAATTAAGCGTGACATGGAAACAACACTTTTGAGCAATCAAGTTGCTGCTAACGGCAATTCTTCTACTGCTCGTAAATTGGGTGGTCTGCAAGCATGGTTGAATTCTAACTATGATGGCGGTACTTCTGGTGTTGCTGGTGATTTGGGTACTACTGCTCGTACAGATGGTACAAACCGCACTTTCACAGAGACTATCTTGAAGACTGTTATTAAAGAAGTTTACGCTTCTGGTGGTAATCCTAAAGTGTTGATGGTGAACCCTGCTCACAAGCAATTGGTATCTGCTTTTGCTGGTATCGCTGCTCAGCGTTTCATGGCCCCAAGCAATACGCCTACAACTATCGTCAGCGCTGCGGACGTTTATTTGAGCGATTTCGGTGCAATCTCAATTGTTCCCAACCGCTTTATGACATCTACTAACTCATGTGACGAGACAGCATTTATCCTTGACCCCGATATGGCTGCTATTGCTTATTTGCGTCCTTTCCAGACCAACGAGTTGGCTGTAACTGGCGACAACGAAAGCACACAGTTGTTGGCTGAGTACACCTTGGAAGTTAAAAACCAAGGCGCACACGGCATCGTTGCTGACTTGACACCTTAATCTGGTGTAACTCAAAAAATGCCTCAGACTAACCCTCTGGGGCATTTTCTTTTCTACTCAAACTGATAGAATTAGGCTATGCAAAATCCTAACAACTTCCGTGAAACTGCTGTCCATGCTGATGGTGAGGGCGGTATTATTATTCAGACTCGTCAAGATGTTTCTGACATTGTTGAGCAGAATAAAAAAGAATATAACTCGTATGACGAGAGAGCAAGATGGTCTGACCAATTGTTTGGCAACAAGGTTGCAAGTATCCCAATGACAGTTATTGATGACTTGAACAAAGCTGGAATTATGCGTGGCTTTGCTGTTCTTGATGACAAGCGTTTTGCTGCTTGGTTAAATGACCCAATGAATCGTGCATGGCGCACTAGAACAGGAGTTGTATGAGTTTTACTACCTATGCTGAACTACAGACAACTATTGCAGAATACTTGGCTCGTACAGACCTAACAACTCAGATTCCTGACTTTATCCGTTTGGCAGAAACTCGTTTACGCAGAGACTTGCGTATTCGCCAGATGTTAACTTCAACAACTCTAACCTGCGTATCAGGAACAGCAACAGTTACTATCCCATCTGACTTCTTGGAAGTAAAAGATTTTGTGGTTACAGGTAACCCTGTTAGACCATTGAACTACGAATCTCCGTCTTTGTTTTCTCGTAACTCAAGAAGCATGGACGCAGGTAAGCCGTTGGATTACACAGTATTAGCAACGACATTCAAGTTAGCACCTATCCCAGATAGCAATTACACATTGACTCTTGTTTACTCTGCTGCGCCAGCGTTTCTTAGTGTTTCAAACACAAGCAATGCGTTCTTGGTAACTTGTCCTGACTTGCTCTTGTATGCTGCTTTATTAGAGGCAGAGCCTTACCTGATGAACGATGCTCGTGTTAACACATGGGGAACTATGTTTGACAGGGGTATGGGTTCTTTGACTCGTTCTGATGAGAAGGGTCAATTCTCTGGCGTTCCAATAGCAATGCGTAACACATACATCTGATATGCCTACACAAAGAATACAACTAGGTGAGTGGATGCCTGACCAGTCAGGTATTACTGGCGCATTGACTGATGCTAAGAACGTGGTTTCTCAAGCTGTGGGTTATGGGCCTTTCCCTAGTGCTGTATCTTTTTCTGGTACTGCTACCGAAGACTTAGTGTCTTTGTACGCTGCTAAGAATCCAGACTCTACAACTCAGTTGTTTACTTCTGGCGCATCTAAGATTTTTACAGTAAGTGGCATAGGCGCATTGACGCAAGTTAAGACAGGAATGACAACTGGCATTAACGATAGGGTGCGTTTTACTCAGTTTGGTACACGAGTAATAACAACTAATAACGCTGACGTACTACAGGCATGGACATTAGGAACATCTACGTCTTTTGCTAATTTAAGCGCATCTGCACCAATAGCTAAGTTTATTACTGTGGTGCGTGACTTTGTTGTTTGCGCTAATACGCTAGAAACGACACAACAACAATATCGTGTCCGTTGGTCTGCAATCAATGACGAGACTGATTGGGTAGAGGATGTAAACACACAATCTGATTATCAGGATATTCCTGATGGTGGACAAATTGTAGGAATCCGTGGCGGTGAGTTTGGCTTGGTGTTCTTAGAAAGAGCCATTAGCCGAATGACCTATGTAGGTACTCCGTTCATATTCCAGTTTGACAACATCTCTCGTAACAAGGGGTGTTTGGTTGCGGGTTCTATTGCTCAGTACCAAGGCGTTACATTCTTCCTATCGGACGATGGCTTCTATATGTGCGATGGTCAGCAAGTAGTGCCAATTGGTAGCGAGAAGGTTGACCGATTCTTTATTGATGACGCATCCGAATCCGACTATGGTTCTATGTCTGCTGCTGTTGACCCTGTTCGTAAACTGGTTATTTGGAATTATGTAGATACAGGTGGAAATCGTAAACTAATCATTTACAACTTTGCCACAAAGAGATGGACTTATGCTGATGCAGGTACGGACTTCTTGTCTGAGGCATCTACTACTGCTGTAACGCTAGAGCAATTGGATAGCATCTCAGCATCTATTGACGCTTTAGAGACAAGCCTTGACTCTCGTCTTTATGTTGGCGGTAGATACTTCCTTGGTGGTACTTTGGGTGCAAAGGTTTTTACATACACAGGTCAGCCTCTTTCGGGCACGATTGCTACTGGAGACATTGACCTTGGTGGGCCGTCCGTGGTCACTTTGGCTCGTCCACAGGTAGATAATGGTTCAGCAACAGTTGCCATAGCCTCTCGCACATTATTAAGCCAAGATGTTACCTTTGGTACTCCAGTAGCTGCTGACTCAGAGAACAGGGTTTCTTTGCGTAGCGCAGGGCGTTACCATCGTATTCAAGTTAATCCTACTGGCGCAGATTGGAAAAACGCTGTTGCTGTAGATGTGGACGTAACTGGTCAAGGTGTGCGTTGATGTTCAGAAGCCTACCTGCATTTGGTGGTGACCAGAGGGCTGTGGCTGAAGTTGTCCGTGGCATCATGGACGGAAAGACCAATAACACAGGGACTTTGACTCTGGCAACTGGTGGTGCTTTAACTACCACTTTGACAGACCGAAGGATAGGCCCAGACAGCGTGATTGTTTTTGTCCCTGCCTCTGCTGCTGCTTTTGCTGATTCTGCACCTTATGGGGCTTTTCAAGACGGAACAGACCAGACTGCTGCTAGTACGACTGTTGCTTATCCTATTACCTTTGATACAACCGACTTCTCTAATGGAATTACGTTATCAAATAGTTCTAGGTTAAATGTAAAAAACGCAGGACTCTACAACTTACAGTTTTCCATTCAGTTTAAGAACACCACAAACGATGGTCAAGATGTGGATGTTTGGTTTCGTAAGAATGGAACAAATATCGCAAACTCAAACAGTAGATTTCACCCTCCTCCGAGGAAAAGTTCTGGTGACCCAAGTCATATCATTGCTGCATTGAATTTCTTTGTTGATATGGCTGCTAATGATTATGTTGAGATTGTGTGGAGAACTGAAAATACTGGTGTAAGTATTGAGCATTTTGGGACAAGCACAAGCCCGACAAGACCTGCTGTGCCATCAGTCATAGCGACTATGAATTTAGTAGGCGGTGGTGCTACTTTTAATGGTATTTACGCTAGTTCCCAAGGACAGGGTACGGCTACGATTACCCACTTTGCCAATTCAACTGCAAATAAGAAGTATAGATATGCAATTATTGGTTGATTTTGATTATTTATGTATAATGTATTCCGTGGATGACCCATCTCGGAATCCGAACTTTTAGGAGTAAAGATGGCTACTACTACCACACAAACTGTTGACCCTGCAATTCTTCCATATTTGACGTATGGCTTAGAGCAAGGCGCAAAGCTATATCAGGGCGGTGGCCCACAATACTACACAGGCGAAACCTTTGTAGCACCATCCCAGACTACACAAGCTGGCGTTCAAGCCTTAGAAACTCGTGCTTTAGCAGGTAATCCTTTAACTGGACTTGCTCAACAGCAATTACAAGGAACTTTGGGTGGTGCTTATCTAGGTGGAAACCCTTTCTTTCAAGGTGCATTTGCCCCTGCTGCACAAGCTGCTCAAACTCAGTTTAAAGACACACTAGGAAATATTGCTTCTAAAGCTAGTCTTGCGGGGCGTTATGGTTCTGGTGCTATGGGTAACTTGCAAGATAGGGCTACTGGTCAGTTTGCTCAATCATTGACTAACACAGCAGGTCAACTTGCTTATCAGAACTACGAGCAAGAACGAGCAAGACAGCAACAAGCTATTGGTGCTGCGCCAGCATTGGCTCAAGCTGATTACCAAGACATTAACCAGTTGTTACAAGCAGGTCAATTGCGTGAAGGTTACCAAGGTCAACAGTTGGGTGCTGATATTCAGCGTTTTAACTTCTTGCAAAACCAGCCACAACAGAACTTGCAAAACTATATGTCATTGGTATATGGCAACCCATTAGGACGAGTTGGTTCTACTACTGCTGCTGGTTCTGCTGATACATCTACCTTACAGAAGGTATTGGGTACGGCTGCGACTGCTGCTGGCGTTTACAAGAATTTGGGTTCACCAAGTTATTTAAATCCATTTAGTTCAAGTTTCCTTGGTGGTGCTTTTAGTTCTGCGCCTAACATGGGAACTATTAACACTAATATGCAACCATTTGGTCAACAATCCTACAATGGCATCGTTTACGATTGATAAATTATGGCTGGACTATTAGACATTTTTGGAACTAGCGGTGCAGACACAATGGGTCTGTTGGGTATGTCACAAGCTGACATTGCTCGTAATCGTGAAGACGCACAAGCACAAGCCTTGTATGCCCTAGCAGGGCGTTTATTCCAAGGTGGGAATACTGGTCAATCTATTGTTGAGGGCTTACAGCGTGGTCAGCAAGCCTACAAAGGCGGTATGCAAGACACATTGCAAAGCCAGTTACAGAATGTCCAGTTGGCTGACATGATTCGTAAGCGTAAGTTAGAGCAACAACAACTAGCTGAACAACAACGAATTCAAGGTGTTATCCAAGGTGCTGTAACCAAGCCACAAGAGATTTATGGTGAGGACATAATGGGTCAGCAAGTAGGCGAAGGCATGACTGCTGGTGGCTTTGATTTGCAAAAAGCAATTCCTCAACTTATGGGTTCTGCTGAAGGTCGTAAAGCACTAAGTGAGTTAGTTGCATCTCAGAAAGCAATGCAACCAGAGTACAAAGAAGTTAATGGTGCGCTTTACGAAATATCGGCTGGTATGCCTCCTAGATTGGTTGCTGGTTCTAAGAAGCGTGATACTGTAACTGTTGGAAATGTTGTTCTTGATAAAGACGATATGCGTGTTCTTTATACAGCACCTGATGCCCCTGCTGGTTCAATTAAAGAGTTCCAAGACTTTATGAAATTGCCTAAAAATGAACAGGCAGCATACATTCAATTACAAGAACAAAAGCGTCCAAGCACAACAATCAATATGCCATCAGAGGGTGAGCGTAAAGCAGCCGTTCTTGCAAGCAGATTGAATTTCAGCGTTGGACAAATGAATGAGGCTATTGGTGCTGACCCTAAGGCGGCTATGCCAAGCACAACAGCAGAGATTGCTCGTTTTGTATCACGCACAGACTTTTTGCCAAACAAACTAACTACAGAGCAACGACAAATTGTTGAGGCAGCGCAAGAGGATATTCTTGATGCGGCTTTGACATTGGGAACTGGTGCTGCATATACTCGTGAGCAATTGGCTGGTTATAAAAAGTCTTACTTCCCACAATTAGAAGACAAGCCAGCACAGATTAAAACAAAGCAAGAGCGTCTTAATAACTTGCTTAAATCTGCTGAAGTTGCTTCTGGTCGTGCGTCAGGTCAAATTACTGCGCCAATACCTAAATTGCCAACTGCCCCTGCTACAAGTGGTGGATTGCCAACTCAAGATGCTATTCAAGCAGAAATTGAAAGACGCAAAAAAGGCGGTGGATAATGGACTTAACTCAATTATCTGATAGTGACTTGCTTGCTTTACAAGCAGGAGACTTAACTAAAGTTTCTAATGCTGGATTGGCTATTCTCAATCAAGGTACGGCTAAAGAGCCAACACTTAGAGAATCATTTGAGCGTGGCGCAGCTTTAACTTATCGTGCTGTTGCCCCTACATTGGCTGGCGCACAGATTGGTTCGTATGGAGGCCCATTAGGTGCTCTTGTAGGCTCAATGGCTGTCCCTGCTGCTGATGCAGTCAATGCACTATTAAATGTAATTGCTTCACCATTTACTGAAAAGCGATTGATGCCAGCATCTCAAGCTATTCAAAACTTGATGACTCGTTCTGGTGTACCTGCTGCGCCAGAGACACAAACTCCAACTGAAAGAGTTGTTGGTGGTGGATTAGAAGCAATGACAGGAGTGGCTAGAACTATCCCTGCTTTGATTAAAGCATCTACTACTGCTACTTCCCCTGTTACTCGTGCAGTTACAGAGCAATTAGCTGTAGCACCTAAGACTCAAGCGATTGTGACTCCTACTGCTGTTATGTCTGGTCAAACAGTTACAGAGGCTACTGGTAATCCTTTGTATGGCGCAGCTACTACACTGGCTACAGGTACTGCTGGTAGTGTTAAGCGTCCTCAAAAACAAGAAGCATTATCTACACAAGCATTAGACAGAATTGCAACAGACAGATATGACCAACTTCAAAGGTCTGGTGTTCAGTTAAAAACTGATGAGTTTGTTAATGCAATGGATGATATTGCCAAGGGTTTGAGGCAAGAAGGATATACGCCTAAAGCATTTCCAAAAGTTGCTGGTGCTATTGAAGAACTTACTTCTACTGCTCAACCTAAAGATTGGACTGAACTTCAAGCATTGCGTAAGATGATTCGTTCTGGTCAAAAGAGTATTGAGCCAGAAGAAAGACGAATGGCATCTATTCTTTTGGATGACTACGATAACTATCTGATGACTGTCCCTAAAGAATCAATTGCTTCTGGGGATATGAAAAATGCAGGTCAGTTATGGTCAGAGGCTCGTAACGCTTATTCAAAAATGAAGAAGTCTGAAGTCTTTGAGGATATGCTTAATGAAGCTAAACTAGACAGAAGTAAATTTACTCAGTCTGGTGAAGAAAACTCACTTGCTAAACAATTGCGTCAACTTGCCAAGAATGACAAGAAAATGCGATTGTTTACTAAGACTGAACAGGACGCTATTGAGCAAGCCGCCAAAGGTGGAACGACTCAAAATCTATTGAAGTTCTTTGGTCGTTTTGCGCCTACTGGTGTTGTTCCAGTTGGACTTAGTGTAGGAACTACTGCACTCGCACCGATGATTGGAATTCCTTTAACTATTGGTGCTGCTGGTTCTCGTGGATTGGCTACAAATATGCGTAGAGGTAGCGTAGAGGACTTAACCAATATGATGCGTACTGGTGGAGTTCCACAGACAATTGGTAGTCCATTTAGGGCTGTTACACCAACAACTGCAAGAGGTCTATTGTCTATGGAAGACTTAGACGAAGAACAGCGTAATCTCTTAGGTATCCAATAAGGACTAATATGCCAAAAACAAAGATTAGTGAATTTAGCGCAACCCCTGCTAATAACACAGACATTGATTCGATTAACATTGCAGAGGGCTGTGCGCCATCTGGAATTAACGATGCTATCCGTGAGTTAATGGCTCAACTGAAGGACTTTCAGACAGGTGCTGTTGGTGACTCGTTTAACGGCCCTATTGGTACATCTACGGCTGCTGCTGGTGCATTTACCACTCTGTCAGCATCTAGCACTGCTACGCTGTCTGGTTTAACTGCCTCGACTGCTTTGGCATTGGATGCTAGTAAGAACATAGTCTCTGTTACTAATACAGGAACTGGTAGCAACGTACTAGCTACCTCTCCTACCCTAGTAACTCCTATCCTTGGAACACCTACTAGCGCAACCTTAACGAACGCTACAGGTCTTCCAATCTCTACAGGCGTATCAGGTCTAGGAACTGGCATTGCTACTGCTCTAGCGGTTAATACAGGCTCTGCTGGTGCGCCAGTATTGTTCAATGGTGCTTTGGGAACACCCTCTAGCGGTACTGTAACTAATCTAACAGGTACAGCCTCTATCAATATCAATGGTACTGTGGGTGCTACTACAGCTACTACTGGT